TTCTTGAACCCAACCATCCACTTAATAGCGCCGTACTTAGCCATTGTGAACGTCAACCCGTCATCAGCCAATTTACCTTGTGTAAAGTCTTCAGGTACACCGGACTTACTCGACCAGAAGGTTTGAGGGTGGTTAGGTGAGCCTCCCAACCACAAGCGACCTTCAAAGAAGTCTCCGCATATAGGGTAGTTATCAGTACTCCACTCAACAGGTGGTGCTACGAACGTTACAGGGTCCCATGAGAATGAGTCTGAAGTTCTAGTGTAACCCAACTTCTGAGGCGGGTGTGACCCGTGTAACACGTACACCGCGTTACCTGCTGGGCTGACCACGTATTGAAGTGACTCAACATCAGACTCTAGGTAGGGTGTGGTGAATATTACAGGGCTAGACACAGCATCAAGCACACCAAAGTAATCTAAGTTGGTGGTGTAATCGGTTATGTGGTCGCTGTCTATTCTGAAAACTATCCACACCGAGGTTACGCCAGCGGGTGTTGTGAACGCAATATTACCTTCTAACGCGCTGGTGGTGACATCAATCAAGTCAAACGCACCTTGTGTTGTCCCAACCTGAACTGTGTACGGTACGTTACCACCCACCGTGGTTTTTATCTTATAGTCGGTTAAAGCTGTTAACCCCGTTGTTTCCTGCTCGACTTGGGCAAACCTATTGGTGTTATTACCCACGGTTAACCTAGCTACTCCGCCAACAAACAACACGTTACTAGTGGCGTGACCATCGTCTGTAGCTGTCCAGTCGACACCGCTAGTGTTGAAACTAGCGTTGGTCGTGTAACCCACCGAAGGGTTATCACCTGATAACGACGATATTTTCAAGGATAAACCTGTGAACACACCTGTATAAAAGAACTCGTTGTTAACAGGTATTGAAAATATACGACCGTCGTCACCGGCGGTCTGACCTTCATGCTTACTACCTGCTCTACTTACAGCGGGTCCACGGGAATCAGGGAACATGTTGACCATTGATTCCACGCCAGCTTGATAACCCTCAGTATCACTACGTTGATACATAAGAGGTGATATTTCACCTGCTGAAAACGAGGTTTGTATAGGTGTTATCTTAGACATTTACTCTAGCCGCGCGCTGAAGTTAGCGCAGTAGACCTGAATGTACGAGTCCTACCTTGTTGGCTGTCTGCTGACATTGCAGACCCCATAAGTAACCCAAACTCCTCCATAAGCTGCCTGTGCATCTCTCTCGATTGAGTTATCGGTAAAGACATCTCAGCGGCAAGCCTGGCGACAAACGCTCTTACGAACTTCGATGACAACGCCAACGGGTCAGTTACTCTGAATATGACCTGTAGGAACATCGTACCACTGTCAGCGAGAATGAACCCTCCCTCGACTACCCAATCTAAATGGTTGGTCCTGTCGAAGTCAGGTCTGTCACTCGCTTGGATAATTCTTAATACGTCAGGCGGTACGAGAAACTGAGCAGAGTAAGGCTTAGGTGGAGTTTCAGCCGACTTAGGTAACTCGTACCGTTTGGTGGCAAACGTCCACGGGTACTCTTCAAGTAGGTCATCACGAACATCATCGTAAAACACCTTGCAGATAGCCGCTTCGGTTGTGTCTTGGTCAATACTTGTAATCGGGTTAGCACCCAACTTGCGAAGCGCCTGATTACATATACTGATTTGACTACTCATACTTAGTCTGCCTTATTCTTTTTAACAGGTTTCTTTCTAGGCGCTACCTTTTTAGGGTAATAAACCTCTAATGAAGAAACGCTTATTTGTAATTTAGCAGACATCTGTAGTACACCGATACCATCGGTGACACCTTGTCTGATTGCTCTTAAATCTGCATTACGGATTCTATCTCTCATGGTATATCAACTTCGATTACACCGAAAGCAACCAAGCCATCATAGGCGGCTTCTGTTGTCGGTACGTCTGGGATTGCGTTGGGTGAGTTCTTATCTTTAGTTGCTTCGTCAAGGTCTAAGCCTTGACGTTGAGCAGAACCATCCATTTCAATGCGGTCATGTAATACGAACGATTTAACCGTCTGTATTAAGCCGCTAGTGCGTGTGCCTGTTGCCATCGTAGTCTCCTAAATAAAACGGGGGCTACTAACCCCCGTTTGATTACTTTCTATTACTGATTATCCACCAATAATTTGACGATATGCTCATCTTCAACACGAACCGCGTCCATTGACAATGAACAGTACAGTTGGTAGTCGAAAGACATGTCAGCACGTTCGCCAACTTTAGCCATAATGTCAGAAGCAACATGAAGGCCCATCGCGCGTTTAGTAAACGCAGCACACTCAAGGTCGTTGACTGCCGCTGTTAGGCGGTTAGATACGATGATGTCAAAGCCTAAGAAGTTAGGTAAGTAACCCGTAGCCAATGCTTTAGAATTCTGGTAATCACCAGAAGTAACTTCTAAAAGCTGCATCAATGTACGTTGCTGTTTAGGGCCAATAACCAATGTGATGCGTTCATCAGGGTCGATGTCATTAGTGGCGAATTTCTCTTTCACTTCTAACAATGCGTCCATTGAAATCTTAACACCAGTTGAACCAACAGCTTGTGCTACTGGGAATGTAGCAGCACTACCGCCGTCAGTCAAAGCGTCTGAGAAGAAGTTATCAATGATTACATCATCAACAGCACGCTTCATGTTCATCGCTAAGTTTTCTGTTACAGCCGCGTTAGGGTTGATTAACATTTGAACAACCTCTTCACGACCAACGATTTCGCCAGTGTCAAAAGTTTTGATTAATGTATTACGACGAGTCCATACTAGACCGTCTGTAGTGTCAACAGCACCACTACCGTTGCCGCCTGCTGGTGACACAGCACGTGCTGTTTTAGTACGGTAATCAGAAGCCGCTAAACGGTCCCACATGTGAGACTCAGATTGACGGTTCACTTCTGTTACTGCTGCGCGAATACGCGATTGTTTTTGTTGTGCTAGGTGACGTACGTTTGATTCAAACGTGTCGATATATGATGCTGGGATTGTAATAGCCATGATAGATTTCCTTAAAATAGTAAAAAGATTAGTTTTCGCTACTTAGTCTACCCGTCATGTATTACGGAACCTTTTGAGCTACGAGTAACTTACTCGGTCGAAGGTCAGCATCTACCCCGGACATCGGGAATGCGGATAACACGAGTGTAATACTCGTGTTATCCGTTGTCAACTACTTACGCACCTTTGAACTTGTGTAGTTTTAGAACACGGTCTATAGCAGCCTTGTGACCCGGATGGGACGGACTCCAATAGGCGTGGTCTTTATTACCCATAATCTCGTTTATAGTGTGTTGCGCCTCCGCAGGAGTCATTATACCGCTCGCACCTTGTTCCGGTACAACCTGCATACCTTCACCTAACATAGCCTTACCTAACGAATGTAAAGACTTGAGCGTAGCAGGGTCTAATTCACCTGCTGCGAACTCTATATGTGGGAAGTAGTCCTGCTTAATTTTCTCAGCAATAGCGATGTTCTGGTCGTACGCCATACCCCATTCACCTTTCAGCGATGTGAGTTCACCATTACGCGCTTCAAGTGACGCATTCTGACCGTTGAGCGTTGCTTGTGACATACCCAATGACATTTGTTCAAACTGCGACTGGGATAAACCAGCGTCGTATGCTATTTGTCTGAACATATCCAATGACTGCTCATTGACAGGTAGTTCGTCTGTTGACGCGGGTGCTTGGTACGCACCTGAGTCTTCTGGTCTACCCATTGCATTGTAGAACTCATCCATGTTCTCGCTGTCAGGTCGCATCATCACTTGAGGTGACTTGTCGATAACCTTCTGTAGATACGCTTGTTGAACCTCGACACTCGCATCGGGACCCGGTATCTGCAAACTTCGTCCAATCATCGAACGCATATCACCAATGTTGTCATAGAACGCTTCAGCACTCTGCGCGTTCTTAGTTTCTTCCCAACCTTGTACTGACTCGGGTAAGGACTGTCTCCAATCCACTATCGTTTCTACAGCACCCTCTGGTGCTGTTACTTCCGGTACTGCTGTTAATACTGCTTCACTCATTATCAGTTCTCCACCAATTGTAAAATACGGAGAGCCATACTGCGCTCCCCTTCCTTAAAAGCCGTGGTCAGACTATCCCCTTGTGTATGACTTACTCTAGTCACATAAAAGGCGAGGTCTTCCTTAATCTTCATACCGCTTTCACCTGACAACGCTTTCTTATACGCTGCCTCCAACACGACGTCGGCTTCATTACCCGCCATCGTTTTGTCCTTGTTGTAGTTGTCCCATTGCACCAGCGCCTTTAGCCATCGTGTCGGCTTCTAAGTTGTCTTGCTGGGCTTTCATCTGCTCTTGCTGAGCCGCTGCTCGTTCTTCACGTAGCTTCTGTACTTCCTCGTTCGTACGCAATGTGTCTGCTGGTACGCCCATAAATTCAGACATTTTGCGTCCGAATGTGTCAGGGTCAACAAGGTCTAGTAGCTCGGGAATCATCTGACCATACTGGTTCAGCGACATCATGAAACGTTCCATCGACGTTGCTTTATCACTACGCTGTGACCTTGACATAGGCCCCGTGTACTCGATATCCACGACACCTTGCGCCTGTGCCACCTTCTCAGGCATCACTGGTAATCGTCCCGCTCTTGTTAATATAGAGAACGTGCGAGATACGATGGGGTCAAGCAAGCCTGTTTGAATTTGTCCCAACACTGTGCCGAGCACCTTCTGCATCAACTCATAGCGAACCTGTACCTCTGTCGCTGTCATCTGAGGAGAATCGCGTAAGGTAAGCTGGTCATTATGGAATATCCGCTTGATTGAGTCCTGCAATCGCTCAATCATCAGGTTAGATACATCAAACTTAGCACCTGAATCTAACGGTCTGATGCCGCCCATGTCACGAATAACCGTTTCACCAGCGGGTTTGAGGTCTAAATCACCTATTAGATTGCGTTGTTGCACCAACATTGGAGGGTCGATTGCCTTCGCTGCTGCTGCTAATGTCATCTGTACCACGGTGTTCAACGTTATGGTGTCGCCTAACGCTAAGTTACCCGGCCCGAATCCCCATTTTGAACCTGAAGCAGACATCCATTTAGCGAAGAACGCTGGCATTTCATAATAACCACCCTCCTCGCCTAGCTCTTCCATACCCTCATGGGTAATGTAGCGGAAGCCGTATGGTCGTTCTTTAGGTGCAAGCGCCTTGGTGGTATCAGCACCCTTCTTATCCTTGCGCTCGAATATGCAGAATATGATGGTTATGCGGTCGGTGTTACCGGCTGCATACGCCTTTAATACTTTATCACATACGTTGTCTTCACCGAACTTAGCGATAATCTTAGATGGCTCCCACTGTAATCGACGGTAGAAGTTAACTACTTCACCATTGTTACCGGGGTCAAAGTATATCTCTTTAATAGGTACTGCTGAGAAGTTGATACCTTCCCACTCCAACTCGTTAGGTATTTCCTCAACGATAGCTGTGTTACCGAAACCAGCTAAGTCCGAGTAAGCCTTGTTTATTTCAAGGTCGAAGTTAGACTCTTGTAACGTCTGGTATACAACGTCACCGCATTCTTCTAACCACGCCCGAGCTTCACCGTCTTCATTCAACTCAGCTTGCTTAAACCGAAGGTCGAACCATCGCTCTGATGCTGATGTGATAGACGAGTGTATAGACGAGGTTAAGGTTTGGTGAGCCATGATTGCGGTCGAGTCGTATATATAACGACCTCTATTCCAATCCATCGAACCTTCTTGCTGGTTGTCCTCAAAGAACTTACCACCTCGTAACGGTACAACATATCTCTCAATGACATCCCAGTTAGCCTCAACCGTGTGTCTATCGGCACGATGTATGTCGAACCGCTTTCGTATTTCTTTAGCTTGCATAATTATCTCCCGTTAATTCGTACTTGGCCACCCATTATGAGCGGAGGTAGGCTACCTCGCCTACCCTTTTGATGTTTAGTTCCTGATGCAGATATAACATAATGAGGCGCATCTACTGCGTGCATATCCTTATAGTTGTCCCACATGACCGCTAAGTATCTCCACGCATCGGCGCCGTGCGACGACCAATCGTGAAGAGGTCTATCTTTAAATATCTTCAGAGATTCGTCATACTTACGTTGATACGCCATCAGTGCCTCAATACCTTGCCGACAAGATGACTCGTCGAACTGGCAGGTAGGTAGCAATGCCCGAGAAGCTTCAATACCATCCGATATGGGCATCTTAGGTGCTACGTCAAAGTAAAATCCTAACTCTTTCGCCTGTTGAAGTCTAGTAAAGCCGCTGAATTGTTCACGATGTTCTAAATCGTGGGGACCTATATGTGCATAATAGTTATATGGTTTCGCATTCACACGCGAAATCCACTCAGCAATGGAGGTGTTCGCCTCCTCCTCATAGTCAATCACCCTCGGAACCCCATTGAATACCTGAACATACCAGATGGCGGTGGCATCGTTTAAGCCTATATCCCATGAGGTGATGACTTGGAGTTTAGGGTCATGCGGGAAGTTCCCAATGTTACCCTTCTTATGAAGCTTCGACATAATATCAGCGTAATACGCACCCGGCATACCTTGGTCAAAATCGCAATAAAATTCTTGCATCGCGGTAGCCTCCGGCATACCATTCTCTATCTCCTTATCGTACTGCTCGCGCGTAACTACTGCTGTACCGTCGTCACGCGTACTCTCGTCGATGTTTACAGCTTGATAGAACCAGTCAGGGTCATTCTCCTCATACCGCTTCTTAGCTATCTTGTGTAAGTCGTAACCGTGGTTATGTCCACGGGGAGTAAATGGGAACAACGCCCAACCTCCATTCTCCACAAGCATAGGCCTGAAGTATTGGAGGGCTGCTGGATTTTGTATAGAGTATTCCGAGAACACGATACCTTTAGGGTTAGTACCCACTAGCGAATCAAAGTTATCCGCACCGCCGACCTGTATAACAGAGCCATTGATTAACTCTATGTACATTTCTTGGTCACGCTTAACCTTAATAAGAGGCTTCGGTATATGGTCGATGAACTTCATACCATCTGAGCCAATGCCCTGCCAAACAATCTTACGAGCTTGGGAGGCTTCAGGAGCCATATATAAGTAGTAACCCGGTACGTCTATCATTGCCCTACATACTAGGATGTTGATAGCACACTTATCCTTACCGTGACGCCTCGCCCATACCAACACAGCATTCCTTACATTGGCTGGGGTTTCAGGGGTGATACCCATCATCAACTCCAACTCCGTCGGTTCAGGTGGGAACAGTTCAGGTACCATCGCTCGCATGACGGGCATCTGATAATCCCTCGGTTTGAACTTATACGGGAGATTAATAGTATTGTCGTGCTCGCTTACCTGGTCATCAATCAACATCGAGGAATACCTCTATTGTCAATGCGAAGTTCGCCACTAGGCGGGGGTCATCATCGAGGTGTGCGAGTAATAAGTCATCCTTTATGTGATGCGCCTCGTATAGTACACCTCCATCAGTAATAGAGAACCTCTCGCCTGCTAAGAGGTCGCCTGCTAAGAGGTCACCTGCTCGGGGTAGCTGCTTCTTCGCGAAGATACGGTCCCAGTTGTCGTCTGCTTCCTTTTGGTCTACCTGAGTAGCGCGTCGTCGCGAACCCTTACCCGCTGTTCCTGTCATCATTCTTTAATGCTCCTGTTTTGTAGTTGATGTCGTGATACGTCCTTCTCCTTTCTCAAAGAAATCTATCACGTCTGCCACTGTAACGAAGAAGTGGACCTCACCAGTAAGGATTACCATTATGTGGTCTTCGCCCATCATCATCTTGTGCGCGGCTTCGTGGTGTTTACAGTTCTCGCAGGTCATTGCGTGATGTCCTCGTCGCAGACCATACGGGTTGGGGTCCACTGGCAGTTGCCGTACTGGTCATCAGGGTGGTTTGTGGTGTCTGGGTGGTCTTGGTGGTTTGGGTGGTCTGTGACCGGTATATGGACTATAGAGTAGTATAATCCTATATAGATGGATGCCGTCGCTATGAGCACTGCTAGCGCTCCCTGTAACCATTCTTTTAGGCGCTGTCCCTGTAACGGGGTGAGGGTGTGGTTGAGGTTGTGTATGTTATGTTTATTCATGTTTAGGTATCCTGGTTGATAGTCGTGTTGGATGGTGATGGTGATGATGGCGACGTGTCCAAGGTTATCTTGATGGTGGGTGCTTTAGAGGCGTTGGACTCTTGTGCCATGTTCTTTATATCTATCAGCTTACCAATCGCTTGC